CCGATGATCTCGATATGTTGCCGATCGGAGTGGAGGGTGGGGAAATCGTCGTTGAGCGGAACCAGTTCAAACACTTCCTGGCCGTTCTCATCGATGCCGCGCGGGCGGAATTTCTTGAAGGTGGCTTCGTCTTTGCCGTTGCTGGCGATCACGTAGTCGCCGGGGCGCGGGGCTTCGTCGGGGTCGACGATGACCAGGTCGCCTTCATTGAAAAAGGGCGCCATGGAGTTACCGCGTAGCCAGAGGCCAAAGCCGCGAGGCCCGATGTTGAGGCTGGCCATCACATACTCGACGTTACCGTCGAAGCCACTGGCCTGTTCGCTCATCTCGCGCCACTGGCCGGCCTGCACATAGCTGATCACCGGTACCCGCGACCCCTGCGGGATCACCGCCGGTTCGACGTTGGATGGCTCTGGCGAGCCTTTCCCCGTGGATAACCAATGGGGAGACACATCAAACACCCGCGCTAATGCAACCAGATAGTCCGCACTAGGAGATACATCTCCACTTTCCCACTGTGAAACAGATGCCCTATTAGCACCAATGAGCTCGCCCAGCTTTTGCTGGGTAAGTCCCTGTTTCTTTCTAAGTTCTTTAATGCGTTCGCTTTTCATAGTTTGGAAACTTTAACACCATCCAACGTTGCAGTTTTTACTTTTCACGGTTGACATTCCAAACAACCGAGCGTAAAAAGCTCAACATTGATGTTTGGAAATCCAACGTTGATGTTTGAGAAACCATGAGGATGGCAATGAAAAAAGCGGACGTACTCGACCACTTCGGTGGCGTAACCAAAACGGCGATCGCACTGGGCATCAACAAGGCGACCGTGTCCTGCTGGGGTGAGACCGTCCCCCAAGGCCGCGCCTTCCAGATCGAAGTGATGACCGGCGGCAAGTTGAAAGCCGCTCAACCCAGCCCCCTGCCATCAGCCCCCACTGACGCTGAATAAGGAACCATCCGGATGAATCTTGTGATCCAAATCGATACCCCGGTGAAGACGATGGAGCGATATGCGGCTGATACGGGCATCCCGCTTGGCACCGTCAAGAAGATGGTGCAGCGCGGCGATCTGCAGATCATGCCGAAGCCCTCCCCCAAGGCCCGGGTGCTGATCAACATGATCCCGATTTATGCCGCAGCCGGGGGCAGCGCCTACGTCCCTACTTCGGTCCCTACCAAGGCCTGACCACTATAAAACGCGACGGAGTGCGTGACATGTTTGCAACTAGCCACCCAATACATCCCCACTGGGAAAGCGCCTGCCAACGGTTTGCCGCGGCCTACGATGTGGGCGCGATAGCGCGCAGCCTCGGCATTAATCCGCAGACCCTGCGCAACAAGCTGAACCCCGAGCAACCGCACCAGTTGACCGGCGCGGAGCTGATCGCCCTCTACCACGCCACCGAAGGGGACGAGACCCTGTTCGATGGCCTGCTGCTGGAATGCGGGCTGACGGCCATCGCCATTCCCAAGACAGAGCGGGCGCCATCTCTGCCCCATCAAGCCATCGACCTCAACGCCAAAGTATCCAGCATCGGACTGCGGGCACTGGAGCTGGCCGAACGGGGCCGCGTTACCCGCAGCGAACGCAACACCATCGTCAGCGTGGCCACCGCCGCCATGGGGTCGCTGGCGTTGCTGATTAACGACGTCGAGGCTCGCTTTCAAGCCGTGCCCGCTGTCGCCTGCGCATCAGATCTGCTGATGCAAACCATGACCATGTGAAGGGGGAACCCATGCAACAACACATCAACTCCGAGCAACGCAATCTGGCGGGCCTGACACCGAGTGAGCAGGTCGCGATGAACACCGCCGGCTGCCTGCTGCTGCGGGAGATATTCGGCAAGACCAGTTCCAGTCTGGACGTGGATTGGCTGGCCATCAGCGAGGCGAAGAAAACCGCGATCTGCACCATCGCCCGACTGCCGAGGCATGAGCTGATGATGGCAACGCTGTCGGCGCTGCCACAGCCGCAGCGTGAAGCGATCCGGCTGGCCGTGATTGCCCTGGAATTTCAGAAGTTGTTCCGCTGTGGCTGCGATACGAAGGCGTGGCACCCGGCGCCCATCAGCAGACCCACGGGGGATATCGAGCAGGAGAAGAAAGAGAGAGCCGCACGACTGCGCATGAAACGAGCCGTGTTGGCCGCCAGCGAGATGTGCAAACAGGGCCCGCGAGCCTTAGGGCAACAAATAGGGCAATAAAAAAGCCCGCATTATGGAGCAGCAACTCCAAGCGGGCCTTCATCAACCACCTTCGAGGAAGTCGATATGGCCACTGTAGCCAGAACCAGCGCATTGCGCAATCTGAGTATTCAAAACCGCAAGCTGGCCCACCAGGGCCAGCATTACAACTCAAGCCCTGACCTGATCCACGCCGTGGAACGCCCCGCCTCGATGGCATGGCGCTTTGTGTGGTCCCGGGTCAACCGACGTGGGGAAGCCTGATCATGGCTGTTGTTACCACTCGCCGCACCGTGCCGGATCTGGCACGGGCCAGCGCCTATCTGACCTCGCAGGGTTACACCAACTGCGGCACCACCTGGCTGCGTGGCCAACACGGCTATGCCCGCATCGAACCGCTGGCCTCTGGCCGCATCTGCATCGTGGAGGGGATGGCATGAACGAGCTGTTTTACCCCATCAGTCAACAGGCAGCCCTGGCCGATTTGGCCGAGCTGCCGCAGCGCATCAGAGCCAAGACCCACACCACCAAGGGCGGAACAGAGGGCCGCCATTTGCGCGAGCAAGCCCGCCAGCAACTGCGCTGGCATCAGCTGTTTTGTACCCTGGGCCGGAGGGGGCAGGTATGAGTGACGCCATTAAGATTGCCCGTCAGGCGCCCAAGTACATCGAGGAACTGCTGGCCGATATGTTCGCGGCCAGGGCAGAGGATAAACGGGTCTGTCTGGGCGGGGTCTACTCCGGCCAGCAGTACATCCAGATCCAGCTGGTCGTCACCTGTGACCCGGCGGCACTGCTGGATGATGGCAGCGAAGTGGATGAGGTGGAGCTGGAGCACGCTGCGGCGCCTGCTCACAGCCAGTTGACTGGCCATTGGCTCGCCGCTCGCGCCGAGTTCATTTCGGCTGGCGGTGAGGCCAGCAACAGCCGGGATATCCCCCGTGAGCTGCTAGCCCTCGGCGCGGTGCGGTCGGTCTACTGGCTGGCGCTGGGCCAGGGTGATGCGGCGCTGGCCCGGGAGATTGGCGAGTGGTGGGCAGAATGCAGCCCACTCCACGGACTGGGGGAGACCATCCAATGAACCACCGCCTGCTTACCGAACTGGAACGCCGCCTGGATAACTGGCGCGAGACCATGAACGACGATGCCGCTCGCCTGCGCTACTACCAGCGCCACCTGCTGGAGATGCGCCAGTTCTCCCCGCGACCCCATAACAGCGTGCACCTGACCCTGCGCCAGTGCGCTGCCGCCAGAAAGATGAAACGCCACGCCGCCAGCACGCTGGCCACCTGTAAGCGCAATATCAGAGAACTGTCAGGTACCGCCGCCCAATGACTCACCGAACCATCAAGCTGCCGCTGTCTAAAAAGACCCTGCGGCAGCGTATCGACTCGCTCTCCAATTCCCTGCCCAGCGTTAATTTTGATGCCGTATTCATCGGTACCCCAGGCCAGAGCGATCTGGTCTGGGCGATACAACAGCTCGATGGCCTGTCACCGCAACTCACCCAGACCCTGTTCAAACAGTACGTGCGCCGCCGCAAGGATGGCACCACCCGTCACTGCCGCAGCGCCAACATCTGGCTGCGCGAGCGCACCAAGTGGGTGCGCGGTCTTATCCAGGCGATCCCAGTCAACCCGCAGCAACTGCGCGATGACGAAGGCCGCAAGCGGGTAGCCCACCAGTTCGCCAATCAGACGGCGGCTATCTGGACCCACATCGAGCGGGGCATCCAGGCCGGGGAAGAACCGGATCTGGTGCAGAGCTGGGAAGCCATCCGCCAGCCCGCCGACCTGTGGGGCTTTGTCGGCAAAATGCCGAAGTTCAAGACCGACGAGGCTCGGGATAACTGGATCCTGAGCGTGATAGTGCGCCTGCTCTCCGCCAAGTGGTGGGAGAAGCGCATCAACCGTTGCTGGGATCGGCTGCAGGAGCACATCAATATTCTGCTCGGCAAGGTGCGCAAGGGCGTGTCTGCCTATGTGTCGAACGCCACCATGAAGGTGGTGCGCGAGCGCAAGCGGGCCATGATGCGCTGGCTGGCCGAGTCAGAAGTGATGAACGGCCAGCACGATCTGGTGATCTCGATGAAGGATTGCTGGGAGGCCAGCATCTCCAACCCGGTCAACCGCCGTAATGAAATGATGGTGCGGATGCGGGGCTTTGAAGACTATGCCGAGGAGCAGGGCCACGTTGGGGTGTTCTTCACCTGGACCTCGCCGAGCCGCTTCCACGCCTGGAAGACCGGCCGCAACGGCAAGACCATCGAAAACAATAAGTACCAGGGCGCCACCCCGCGCGAAACCTGCGCCTATCTGGCCAAGCTGTGGAGCCTGACCCGCGCATCACTCAAGCGCAATGATGCCCCCGTCTACGGCTTTCGGGTCTGCGAGCCACACCACGACGGCACCCCGCACTGGCACATGCTGTTGTTTATGCGCCCGAGTGATCGCAACAAGGTCATCAGCACCCTGCAGCACTACGCCCTGACCGACGACAAAACAGAGCTGGTGAGGGAACCTATCGCCGCCCCCACCTTTACCGATATCACTCCCCGTTTCGACTGGAAGATGATCGACCCCGCCAAGGGAGATGCCACTGGCTATCTCGCCAAGTACATCGCCAAGAACATCGACGGCGCCTATGTCGGTGACGACGAAGAGGCCAACACCCCTGCCGATCAAGGCGCTCTGCATGCTTGCGCGTGGGCCAGTTGGTGGGGGATGCGCACCTTCCAGCAGATCGGCGGCGCCCCGGTCGGGGTATGGCGCGAGCTGCGCCGCATCAGTAACGCCAAGAAGAATGGCGATCTGGTGGGGCCGCCCAAGCCGGTGTTGCAAGACCCACGCTTTGAGGCCGCCCGCTATGCCGCAGATAACGCCATCTTTCGTTGCTACCTGGAAGCCATGGGCGGGGCGCTGGCGACCCGTGCCGAGCACCCCATCAAGCTGGCCCACCTCATCGAGGAGCAAGCCAACTGCTACGGCGAAGACATCAAGCGCCTGATGGGGCTGCATACCGCCAGTCTGGGGATCAAGACCCGCCTGCAAGGGTGGGAAGTGGTGCCCGCAGGCACCTATGAGGCCGCCAAGGCCGCCGGGGGTTTGGGTTGGGGTGTCGGTGTTCAGTCGGGCGACAGCCCGGCTCCTTGGAGCTCTGACAATAACTGTACGCAGCCGGATCCAGCGGCGTACGCGGATCAGTTAATGGCGGAGCAATGGGGTTTATCACCCTTTTCTATCGGCCGTTTGCAGGCAGGTGCCCGCGTGACTGCTGACGGTTACACCCATTGGCTTGAGAACGGCCAGCTGCAGTCGCGTC